AAATCTACAAACTATTTGATGAAGCCCATTTGCCAATCTATGGTACTAAGTGGTCAGCCTGCTTCGATCTATCTGCATCGATTCGAGAGCAAGACGAAGTGACCATTATGGGCGCATCAAACATTTCAACAAAACGAAAACTCACAAGTGGATTTATTCCTCTTTATGCGGGCGAAAGATGTCTAGTTCCTACTGGGCTAATTTTTGATCTGGATGAAAATCAATCACTTAGAATACATCCTAGATCAGGTCTTGCTTGGAAACAAGGAGTGACTGTAGCAAACTGTGAGGGCATCGTTGACGCAGATTATGTTGAGCAGTCGTATGTAATGCTTGCTAATCTATCAAGAAATCCAATGGAGATTCGTGATGGAATGCGAGTTGCTCAAGGTGAGATCATCAATACTCCTAACAGACCAGATATGTATGTTATTCAATCAAAGCCTGTTCAGAAAACAGACAGAAGCGGTGGCTTCGGATCAACAGGAGTATAACATGAAAGCATCTTCACTTTTTGATATAGGGTTGACAAAGCCTTAATTGTTTGCTATAATAGTATTTCAAATATCGGAGTATAACTATGAAAAATATATTAATCTTAGCATTAGGACTGGGTCTACTAGCAAGTTGCTCAACAAGTGCGTATGATCAAAGTCCTGCTAAACTTTTGAAGAAAGTTCAAGTATGTGAAGAAGTTCAGATTCCTATCTATGGGATGATTGAACGACCAGCATCAAGCGGAGAAGTGTTTACTGGTCTTCTGATCGGTGGAGCAATAGGTAATCAGTTTGGTTCTGGAAGTGGTAATGATGCTATGACTGTTGTTGGCGCACTTATGGGTGCTGACTCGGCAGGACAGCGCAAGCGAGAGAAAGTAATCATTGACTACAAGACTGTTACTCAGTGTTGGGAAGAGTGGCAGTAAGTGTGCATATTCGTTACAGTTATGAGTAATATGCATAAATGTAATGAAAAAAAGTAACAAAATCACTATAAATCATGTTCAAGTTTGTATAAATAACAGCGTAAGATGCCTCACGAGGGTCTTATACAAACCTAACCTTGCATAACTTTTGGAGGTCTAATATGACTTATTTGCAAAGCACGTATGATCCGTTGAACACACTTGGATTTGATAGAATTTTTGATCAACTGTTGGCAAAGCCAGCTACAAAACAGACAACATATCCACCGTATAACATTACTAAAGAGAGCGAGACAACGTATGTCGTTGAATTAGCTCTAGCAGGATTCTCAGAAGAAGAGATCGATATCACGGTAAAGGATTCGATTCTCACAGTAGAAGGTACTTCAGAGGACTTGGCAGAGAAAGAGTATCTACACAGAGGTATTGCCGCAAGATCGTTCAGTCGAACATTCACACTTGCTGATACCATCGTCGTGACAGATGCTACTTTCAAAGACGGTATCTTAGGCATTACGCTAGAAAATGTAATACCCGAAGAAGATAAGCCTCGAAAGATCGCTATCAATGCTTCGGTTGAAGAGAAACAATTTCTTTCAGAGTAACATAAAGAAGTAAAGCAGTACATGGGTGAGTCACATATTGTGGCTCATCTAATTAAACACGACCATAACAGGAGCAATAGTAAAAGTGAAAAAAGCACTCTCTTACCTAAAGGCTAAGAGTTGCGATGGGTTCTTTTGTGAACTAGTTTCGACTTTAATGATGTTAGCAGTAAGCACATATGTAATCGCTTATAGCTTGATCAGTATCTCTTAAATTAAGGATACATAACAACCGTCAAGATATTCTTGACAAACCCTCATAACTTGTGTTATAATGACACATTACGGAAGAGGTCTACACTATGAATTTTATTGAAGATTTACCTGAGTTATATAAACGTGACAGTAAGGGCAAAGTACGAATTTGGTGTATCGAAGTTGGATATTCTAATGACGACTATGCAGGTACAAGAACAATTGCCGGTCTCAAAGATGGCAAGAAAGTCACAAGTGAATGGAATATCAGCGAAGCCAAGAATGTTGGCAAGATCAACAGTACTACCGCTTACACCCAAGCCCAAGCAGAAGCAAAGGCTATCTGGGATAAGCGCCTTGAAAAAGAATATTTTCTGAACATAACCGAAATAGACTCATACGACAAGTTTGAGCCTATGCTGGCTGCGGACTATACAAAGACAAAGGTTCAAGTATCGTCTGGATTCAGTCAACCCAAGCTAGACGGCATTCGCTGTATAGCAAACTCAAAGGGATTATGGACACGAAGCGGTAAGCCTATCAATAGCTGTCCACACATCTGGGATGAGATCAAAGATGTCGTAGCACTCAATCCCGCTATTACATTAGATGGTGAGTTATATAATCATGAGTTGAAAGAAGACTTCAACAAGATTGTTAGTTTAGTTAGAAAGACTAAGCTGTCAGATCAAGGTATCGAAGAATCTAAGCGTTTGGTACAATATCACGTTTATGATGTTTATGATAGTAATGAGCCTGATACCACTTTCTTTCTAAGAAGCGAACGTCTAACAATGGAGTCTACCAGACCTGGATTCTTTGACAAGTACTTACATCTAGTGCCTACCACTTTCTGCGATACTCAAGATGAGTTGGATGAGTTGTATGCATCTTATATGTCTGATGGTTATGAAGGTCAGATGGTTCGACTTGATGAGAAATATGAGTGTAAACGATCTAAAAGCCTTCTCAAAAGAAAGCAGTTTATCACAGAAGAGTATGATGTGGTGTCTGTTGAAGAGGGACTAGGCAATTGGTCTGGACACGTCAAGAGATTTGTTCTCCGACTGCCAGATGGCACGACTTGTGGTGCTGGTGTTCGTGGTAATCAAGCACAGCTCAAAGAGTTGTGGGAATCTAAGCAGACTCCTGAGTGGGCAACACTAAGATACTTCGGACTTACACCTGATGGAGTACCAAGATTTCCAGTAGTAGTTGATTACGGTGTTGGTGAGAGAGTCGATTAGTATTGACAAAATGTTTCTTATAGTGTACAATGTTTCTTATATTATGCAATTTTTATTTGGAGTAGTAATTTGAGTTTTTATACTTGTGTGAATCGATACGGCAATAATATGCTGTATCGTGGTTATGATGATCAGGGCAAAGCTGTTAAAGCTAGACTGCCGTTTGAGCCTACTATGTATCTTGTGTCGCAGAAAGCTACTGGCGAGTGGAAGACTCTTCATGGTCAACCTGTTGATCCCATTAAGCTAGATTCTATGTCTGAAGCTAATGACTTTATCAAGAAATATAAAGATATTGATAACTTTCAGGTTCACGGTAACTCAAACTTTACTGCTCAGTTCTTGAACAGTAAGCACCCAGGCAAGATCGATTATGACTCTAAGCTGATCAATGTTGGCAACATAGATATTGAAGTGCAGTCCGATGATGGCTTTCCAGAGCCAGATCAAGCTAAGTATCCAGTTACTGCTATCTGCTACAAAAGCAGCCAACTAAACACTTACTATGTTTGGGGTACTGGTGACTATGATGTATCTAAGACAGAGCTAGAGCTAGATGGCGCAGAAGTTCTTTATGTAAAGTGTGCTGGCGAAACTGATCTTATGTTGAAGTTTCTGAACTATTGGATGCATAACTGCCCAGACATTATTACTGGTTGGAACATTCGACTATTTGATATACCGTATCTAATCAAAAGAACAGAGAATATTCTCGGTAAAGAAACTGTGAAGAAGTTCTCTCCTTTTGGCATCACGAAGTATCGTCAGATTGCTATCAAAGGCAGAGATATGGATGCTTATGAGATTTACGGTGTACAGCAAGTAGATTACTATGACCTCTTCACGAAGTTCGGATTCACTTACGGTACTCAAGCCTCATACTCTCTAGATCATATTGCCTCTACTGTTCTCGGTGAGAAGAAGCTATCTTATGCAGAGCATGGATCATTGTTTGGTCTGTATAAGTCTAATCACCAGAAGTTCATCGACTATAACATTAAAGATGTTCAGTTGGTTGACAAGATCGATAAGCAGACTGGTCTTATGGATCTAGCCTTAGTTATCGCATACAAGGGTGGTGTGAATTACGCTGATACGTTTGGTACGACTGGTATATGGGATTCTATCATATATCGTTACCTGAGTGCTAGAAATATTGCTGTGCCACCATCTGTAGCTAAACGCAAAGATTCATATCCAGGTGGTTATGTAAAAGAGCCACGAGTTGGTATGACTGAGTGGGTCACTTCATTCGATTTAAACTCTCTATATCCTAATCTAATTGTTCAGTACAATATGTCGCCAGAGACTCTACTCAACGGTGGTGGCGACTTTACTATTGGTGGTGTAGATCACTATCTGAACAATGAGTTGACTGAAGATGCTAGAGCGATGGATGTTGCAGTAGCGGCAAATGGTTCGATGTATCGTAAAGACAAGCGTGGTATTCTGCCAGATATCATTATCGGTTTGTATAATGAGCGAAAGGTTGTTAAGACTGATATGCTTAAACTCAAGCAAGATTACGAGAAAGATAAGACTGCTGATCTAGACCGAGAAATCAATCGACTAGATAATACCCAACAAGCTGTAAAGATTTTGCTCAACTCACTTTATGGTGCTTTAGGTAATAATTACTTCCGATACTTCGATCTTCGTATAGCAGAGGGTATTACGTTATCTGGTCAGTTGTCTATCAAGTGGGCTGAGAAAGCCATGAATGAGTTTCTAAACAAGATGCTCAAGACTGATGATGATTACGTTATCGCAATGGACACAGATTCACTCTATGTTGATATGTCTCCTCTAGTGAAAGCTGTCAATCCTAAAGATCCTGTAAGTTTTATTGACAAAGCTTGTGAAGAAAAGATCGTACCTATTCTAGCCAAGTCGTATGATGCGATGTTTGAGCGAATGAATGCATACGATAGTCGAATGGTTATGGCTCGTGAAGCTATCGCTGATAAGGGTATCTGGACTGCTAAGAAACGCTATATACTTAACGTGTTTAATAACGAGGGTGTGCAGTACGCAGAGCCTAAGCTAAAGATCATGGGCATTGAAGCTGTCAAGTCATCAACGCCTCAGATAGTAAGAGACAAGTTCAAGAAGGCGTATTCATTAATGTTGAACTCGACTGAAGCAGAGTTGCAGAAGTTTGTTTCTGATTTCTATGAAGAGTTCAAGAGTCTACCACCAGAAGATGTGTCTTTTCCTCGAAGTGTGAGTGATATTGTCAAGTGGAGAGATCAGCATACGATATACAAGAAAGGTACTCCTATTCATGTTAGAGGTGCATTATTGTACAACAAACAGGTCGAGAAGCTGAATCTTTCTATCGAGGGTATTAAGAACGGATCTAAAGTGAAGTTCTGTTATATGAAGATGCCTAATCCTCTTATGGAGAATGTTATATCGTTCAACCCATTTCTCCCTAAAGAGTTTGGACTACACGAACATATTGACTATGAAATGCAGTTTAACAAAACATTCAAATACCCGTTGAAGTTAGTATCTGATGCTATCAATTGGGAACTTGAACACATCAATTCTCTCGAAAGTTTCTTCGGTTAGAAGATAGTTGACTTTGCTAAAAAGGTGTGTTATAATATACTCTAATTAGACAAAGGAGAATACAATTAATAACTCTAAAACTAAGCTAGTTACAGTCGATGTTGTCGTGGACTTGGACGGTGATCAGATATTAGAATTCACAGAAGATCAGATGATAGCTCTAAATATGAAAGTTGGTGATACTATAGTTTGGAATAAAAATGATGAGACTGGAGAAGTCAGTTTCACGGTAAAGGATGCCAAATGAAAATAAGATCAGAGTATTCGCCATATGGTCATCCTGACCATCGTCCTTTAGAAGATCATATTAGTTATTACTGGGAAGATAGCTCTGGCGTAGTGATGAGCCCTAGATTCCCCAAGAAAGAACTTGCTGTGACTTGGTATAAAATGCATAAACAATGGATAGAAGATCCTCAAGAAGAAGTTGATCTATGTATCTGTGGCGAAATATTAACCGCAGAACATTATGAGCATATGTCTAATGGATATTAGTGAT